TTTTGATTAACCAAGGAGACGTGCCGCCCTGTCCCTGGTCAACTGTTCCATTAATTGTGCCACCACCACCTTTGGGTGAGGATATCGTGATATTAGACATTTTTAATCACGAGTGAGCCAGTTTACAGTCCCGGTTCCACTCGCCATCTTCACGTAGATGAGACCAGGACTGAGAATAGGAAGAGTGAGTGATTGCCCAGGGGTCAGGACGATGGTCTGGGAATTCGCATCACCAACGATGACGTTTGTTGCATTGTCCGGGTCTGACTGCAACAGTAGTTCTCTGCTACGAGCAGTGCTTGCAGCTAGGGCTTCAGCAGTCGTGGTGACTGCCTTCGTGTCAGCGGAAATGTTTTGACTGATGTAGGGCATCTACTTATCCGTGAATCCGCCGCTGCTGGTAGAAGCCTGCCGACCAGACTCGATGCATTGCCCAATAAGCACGCACCGTAGCCTTGTAGAGCCTCTGCCGGCGGGTGAAGTATGGTGCCGACGTTAAGAAATCCAAGTATTCGATGTCCTCTGTGAACCCGAGTGGTTCACCGGCTGCAATAATTCTCACTGGCCTGCTTTCCCGGCCTTCATAGCTTCCCGAGTAGCAAGACGACCACTCAAGGCTAATGCTCTCTGCCGCTCCTTGACACTGGGGTCACTGTAGTCCTTAAACTTGCTGAGCCGGTCAATGAGGAAGTCTCGCTCTTTCTGCTTGGCTGCCACTTCGTCATCAAGCGCGGGACCGTGTGTATCTTCGTGAGCGAGTAAAGCGGCAAGTAGCATGTGTCCGGGCAAGTCCTTCTCATTGCTCGCTCGCTTGTATTCCTTTGATTCCCTACTGACGTAGATGGTCGGGTCACCAGGGGCTCTGAAGCCGCTGATCTGGCTTCTACGTTTCGGGTCTGTCGCGCCAGTGTCACCCATTCGCTTGTAGAGTTCAGCGATTTCATCAAGACCAACAACACGCACGGGGTTGATAGGCTGGCCGACAATCTGCAATGCTCGATTGATGGCAGGGTCGCCATGCGCCATCGTGCGGACTACTTCCCGCTTCAGTAGCTCGTCGGTGAGTTCGTCGTTCATGCCTACTGTGCTCTGATGACGTAGTTCAGCGCGATGAATGCCGGGTTGGCTGAAGCGCCTACAAGGGTTCCCGTTCCGTGTGAGTGAGACGACCCGGCTCCTGTCGCGGACCCATGCGAGTGTGCGAGATTTGCCGTGCCGGTGCTGCCGGTGTGATTATGGTCCCCATCCGCATCTGTTGCTGTAGTCTGGTTGTTGAAGACGTTTTGTCCAGTGCCGGACTGGACTATAACGCCGGGAATGTTGATATTATGAGTATGCGTTCCGCTACTCGATATGCTGTGCGAATGGGTTGATAGGTCGCTGGAGATAGCGTGCGTGTGCGCTGCTTCTGCTGCAGTGCTGCCACTTATAGCATGGGTGTGGTCGAGAGCACCGCCGGTTCCAGCCAGCGTTGACCCTGTTCCTGCCGCTGCCTTGCCGAGAACGAATCGACCTCGCAGGTCCGGGAGATTGAACGTCGTCGAGCCATCACCTGCACCATAGATAACGCCAATGACGTTGAACAGATTTCTGAAGTCGTCCCGGCTTATCTGATTCCCATCACAAAGCAAGTATCCGTCTGGAGCCGTATTTGTCGGCCACTGAATAATTCCCCCAATGGGGATAGGAAGTATGTCAGCGGGAGCGATCAGCGTTCCGTCTTCATTGAACGACACGTCGAGAAAGCCACGCAGACGAGCAAAGAGGTTCTCGAACTCGTCCTGCACGGTCGAAGGCAGACTGCCTCGATTCTTCAAGCCGAACATTTACGCTTCCTCTTCCATGCGCGACTTGAAGGCGAACTGGTGAAGATGCCAGTCACCGGAGGGTGTCACTTGGTCGGCGAATTCGATTTGCACGACCCTGTTTTCGGCAGTTGAGAGGTTGTCAATTGGTTCTATGATGACCACTTCACTACCTGCCGGTGAGAGACTGACGGTAGTGGATTTCGTTTCGAGTCCGAAGTCCCGCACCGCTTTCACGAGAATCGACACGCCTGCTGATGCTGCTGCCATCAACACGCCAGACATGATGCCGAACCTGTTGAGCAGTTTTGCAAGCACCAGCGGTGCCGTGACGATGCGAGCGGAGAAAGCCGACCCACCATCGGTTGTGCCTGTATCACAAATAAAGATTCGACCTAGCGTGTCCCCGAAGAAAGGCTTGAGAACGTTCGACCGTGCGACGTTATCATCGATGTTTTCCGCAAACATAGTAGCCGACGTGGTCTGAATGCTGACGCTTGTCCACTTTGCCCAGCCGCGACGAATGCCATCACTTTCCGTTGGACGGGTAAGGTTGGTCTGGAGCACCATGCGGATGCTAGTCGGGAATAGGTCATCCCCGGTGGCAATCCACCAGATAACCTGTCGCTTTATCGGGTAGAAGACGCCTCGTGTGATGACGATGGCGTCGGGATTGATGGTGCGCCATGTCGTTATCACGTCGCGAGAGCAGACTTGAATGCCGCCCTCCCCTGCTCGACAGGGCCCGAGGGACTGGTCAACAAAGTAGAGACACGGCCTGCCAAGCTGGTCTACGCCTTCAACGATGCTTCCCGGCAGCGCTCCAATCTGCTTCGAGAGCGCATACGCCTGATACGCACGTGCCCTGGTCCCCGAACGAACAAGCTGGTAAATTGCCGAGCGCTTGAGCGCAAATATGTAGCCGTTTACCGTTCGGCTCAGTCCGGTCAGCTCACCACCTTCTTGTGAATCAAGGTCGATGAAGTTATCCGTATCGAGCGGACTGCGCTCGTCGTTGCCACTGCCGGGGTCACCCAACACGGGTGTCCAGGCTACTCGGGACGAGAGCGCCGGGTCTTCCCACGAACCACCGAGCAGTAGACGGTCATCGTCTGCTGTCAGGAACTTCGCAGAGTGGAGAGTTGTGTAGTCGCCAATGTCTTCGCTGAGTTCAAACGTCTGTGCGTAACCAGCCGTGAAGCTCGTCGTGTCGTCAGCGGTCGTAGTCGCAACGACAGTTGTCGCGATGACGTAGAAGTTGGCATTATCGAGCGAGGCTTCAAGTTCCCAATGTGTTTCGCTCTCGCTAATAGTTGCTGGTTTGGTGACACGAGCTGCGCTACCAGCGCCGGAGGGGCTGAATGTAGTTGCATCCGATGGCTCAGAACGCCGAAGGGTGACACCACCAGACTGCACGGTGTAGCGCACGCGATAGTAGCGAGTGCCGCTGAACGTCCCTACGCCCGTATTCGCTACCGATGGCGCGGCTGGTGTATTGAGTCCCGAACGTCGAACGTTGGATGCGCCTACGTCACGAACGTGTAGACGGTCCACGGCTGACTTATAGGCAAGGAACAGCTTCCCGTGCAGCGACTGCGCTTTAACCCTGTAGCCTTGACTGAGTGTGGCGTCTATTGCATCGATGAACGTCACGGCCTGCCACGACGTATCCTTGTAGTGCATGGCTGGGGTCGTCCCGTTCACCCAAAGTGCCCACAACTCAGCCGCCGTCTCGTCAACCGTTGGAGTATGACGGTGTAGAAAGGTGACTACGCCCGTTGCAACAGGGCCGTCTATCTGCTCGATACCCTTGCGCCGTTTCCCAAGCGTCGTCGTATCGAACTCGACGTTGTCCGCAACGGTGCATTGGTCCTTCGCCAGCATGATAGGCGGGTCGGTATCGTTCAGCCCACCAAGCAGCGAGTCGATGATGATGTCGGCCATAGTTATGGCTGGTCGGGTCAGGTAATCTCGAACGTGATAATGAACTGCACGCTCGTGTTGTCGCTGGAAGTGGCCGAGAAACCGCCACCACCAACCGTTGCGAAAAGGGTGACGAGATTGGTTGCAGCAACACCAACCTGTGTGGTCCCGACTACGGCTGTGCCGCCCGCATCTGTCACACGAGTGTAGTGTGTGCCGGTGCTTGCAATAGCTGTAGTGAACCCTCCGGGAATGAGCACTCGCAGGGTGGTGCCTGCGTTGCTGACATCTGAAGCGATAACCTCCAGATGCATAAATATCTGTCGTCCGCTCACCTTGTAGCGGAAGAACGTCAAATCGCCTGCGTCAACTGTCCAGGTGCCGGCCGAAGCAGTGAAGTCGGTGCCGTTATGTGCACGAGCAATCCACTGGCCCTGTTCATGGCCGACGAGTTTCCAGTCGGTGCCGTCGTGTTGATAGGTGATATGCCCGTTCGGAGCGATAGGCGTCGGTGAGCTGGTGATGAGATTCTGAAGCTGCTTGTCTGCGTCCGAAGAGCCCGAGTCGTGCGCGAATGTCGCAACTTGTGCTGCAGTGACGTTCTTGATGATGACAACGACACCGGCTGTGCCACCTGAGAGTCCAGTAGCCGCGAGAGTGGTAGCGCCATTCCACTCGATGAGCGTGTTGCCGGTTACGCCGGGAGCCCAGTTGTTCTGAGCACCCGTGCTTGTTGAAGTGACAACAGTAAAGGTGCCGAGCCCGAGTCGCGCTACCGCAATGTTGCCTGTGAGCTGAGACGCGGCAATTGACTTGCCGGTAATCGTCTGGGTCGAATCGGTATCGACCATCGTCTTGCGGCCTGCACCAGTTCCAACCGTCAGCAGGTCGTCGTTCGAGTCCCATACAACCGCGCCATCGGCCGTCTGAGCTGGCACCGTAGCAACAGGCAGGAGCAGCGAGCCGCCTGCTATATCGACCGAGCTATCGAAGTCTACTGCCCCGTCGAAGGCAACAGTTCCGTCGAACTCCCAGTTCCCGGTAATGACTTCGTTGTCTGCGAGCTTGGCAAATGCAGCCTCGCTGAAGCCATCCAGAAGGTCGGCATCGAGGTTTGTGACTTTGCCCGAGCCAGACACGACAGCAAAGGGTGGGCTGCCTGCCCCTGCGCCACTGCGGTCAAACGTGATGAGTCCGGTCTGCGTGTAGCTCGCGCCTCCGTTCGGGGCAGAGCCACCACCACCACCCGATATCGGCTGAGCAGCACGCTTCATGCCTCCCTGCGTGATGTCCAGGTAGGCCGACTTGGCTACCCACATGCGCAGGTCGGACAGCCGCTGCTCGTAGGTCTGCTTGGAGAGCTGTGCTAGTCCAGGCTTTTCGAGCTTCTTATACTCGTCAATCAGAACGCCTTCGATGAGCACGTCATGGTATGACTGGGAGAACGCGGGCTCCTGAGAGCCGCTGAGTGTCGATGTCGTTACGTGTCCCTCTGCATACAGCGGGAAGACTGCTTGCGGAATTGCATTCAGCTTGATAGTGACCGACGACGCGCCCATACGCTCGATGGCGTATTTGGTCGGGCTGGATGTCGATATCGGGTCGTTCTGAAGCTGTGTGTAGGTGATTTCCTCTAGAACGCGATTTGGAGTTACCTGCTTGTCGATAACAGCAATGACCTTCTCGATACCGCTGAAGGTCAGCGTCTGCACGCCGATAGAGGTATTGGTATTGACTTCCGTTCGTCGCGCAACTACAAGTCCGATGGCGCTCGTTACCGTCCGATAGAGACGGTTGACCGCACGACCGATACGAGTATCAGCCTCGGTGCTTGAAAGGTTCAAGCGGTCTTTGATTTCAGTAACGAGTTCGGTAAAGGTCATTGAGGTTTAAATCCAGCGGCTGGTGAAGCGTGATTTGTCCGTGCCCTTATCCTGAGGAATGTGCTCGTTGTGATTGACGAGTCCCCTTGCCTTGGCTTCACGTGCAATTTCCGATTTGCTGGTATAGCGGCAGGGTTTGTCGTCGGGACCGAGCCAGCCATGCTGAATAGTGATATCGCACTCGTCACCATGAGCCGATGCAGACGAGGACCAAAGCCGCTCAGTCGTGGTGCCACACTTGGGACAGGACGGATAGTCGCCTACCGCAAGCCACTGGTCGCGCTGGTCCAGCTTGCAGGCGGGGCAGATGATGTCGATGAGCCTGCCGCGCATTTAGATTTCCTCGGAACGGGCTGCCACTTTCGGCATGAGTGCCCAATCGGGATTAGGCTGCACAGGTGGAACTTCCTGGACGCCTTCCTGCATGGACATGAGAGGCTCAGGAGGCGGAGGCTGTATCGCCGCTTGAATCATCTTCTGCGCGGCTGTCATTTCTTCGGGTGAGGGTGTGAGTCCGGCCCGCATGAGAATCGCTACAGCCAGCGGGTTGATAAGGTCATCACCCTTGAGGCTGAGATTCGGCGCTTCAGGGCGGGAAGGCTCAGGCTTTCTCATGACCTTAACCGGGTCATGACCGCTAAGCATCAGGATTTCTTCGATGAGCGGCGTCGGGTCGATGAGACCAGACTTCCCGAGCATGTTCAGCGTCTGCAAGTTGCGCTGAATCCTCTGCCCGGAATCGAGCATTGCAGTCGAGTCAGGCAGGACGCTGTAGGCAACATCGCTGGCAATTCGGCTGCGGTCCCACGAGGCGTCAATCCGCTGAATCTCGTCTTGACCAAGAATCTTGAAGTCGCCATACAGTGCCAGCAATCCGCCCATGACTTCAGCAATGCCAACGAAGAACGTCGCGACTCGGGCACGTTCGAACCCAAGTTGGGTCTGGAAGTTCTGCTGAACGATGCCAGCTTCAGCCGCTGAACGTTCGCCCGACGCAAAGTTGCCAACCTGATTCGCGCCGACTGACCACTCTTCTTGCAGGTCACTCTTGACGATGCGGTCGAAACCATACTCTTCTGCCGGGTAGGAGGCACGCGCTACTTCACCGATAGCAGTATTTCCGCTGCCCTGGACTGGGACAATTCCCTGCCAAGTCCCACGCATCAGGTTATCCAACACAGCAGGGTCAACGCGGTTCACGTCAGCCCAACGCAGTGGTGCTACCCGGTCACGTTGCAAAATCATCTGACTGCGCGACCGGATTAGCTCGTTTACCTGGGGTCGGCCGATAGCAGAGTCTGAGGGTGGAATCGGGTCATCGCTAACGTAGCTGAGTGTCAAGACACGAATTGGGAACTTGCAGGAACCCGCATAGTCGCCCGTGTTCGGGTCGAATCGCTGACCTTTCCACGGCTCGTGGATGACAGGCTGGTCAATACCATTGACGAACACGATTCGCCAGATGGATTTGAAGTATTTCTCGCTCGGGTCGAACCGATAGCGCCAGTAGAACACTTCGTCATAGCTGACGGATGGTTCCTGATGCTGGCCGTCGTCTAACGTGCCGCGAAGGTTCTCCTGATAGTTGCTGTCAGTTGAGCCAGTCCCGAGCACGTCTTCCTTCTGCTCGTCATTCAAGTTGAAGGCGTGCTTAGATTCGGCCCAGGTCATGCGGCCGGAGTGACCCATCCACGGACCTTGGTCGAAGTTGCTGCCAGTGAACTCGACGGGCCAGAGCAAGTCTGACGGACTGATACGCTCGCTGTAGAAGCGTTCTGAAGTCGTGCGCTCGACTTCAGCCATCGGAACCTGTCCGCTTTGCAGCATGACAGCCTGCATCTCGGGCGGGATGGTTGAAAGGTCGATAGCCGGGACTTTTACCTTCTCGGTGCGCCTATCGAAGCCAACGATAACCGCGCCAATGCCGGCAGCGTTAACGCAGTCCTTTGCAACCTCGTGCAGTGCGTCACCAATATTCGCGGCCTTCAGCGTGTCATTCAACACCTTGGAGAAACCGGGAACCGCAGGCTTGAACTGGTCAGCCTTTGCAACGAGCTTGACTTCTGGCACCTGTGACGCGAGCTGCGACACCTTCCGACGAGCAAGAGGCCAGTCTTGATTGACGTAGATGCGGTCTTCATCGCTCTCTACGTCGAACGGTTTGCCGCGAAGGTAGTCAACGTTCTCAGCCCAGGCAGGAACAAGGTCTCGCCGCTTGGTCTTGCATCGCTCGATGCGGCTGCGCCATGCCTGAGCGGAATCGGGTTTCTGATTCATAGGGAGGAAATCAAGAATTAGTCGAAGCCGATGGTTTCGATAGCGACGGTCAGTTGCAGTCCTGGAATGATGCGGAGAGCCAATCGACCTATCCGCATCGAGCCTGCACGATGGAACGTCTGGCGGATTTCAAGACGCTCCACATACTCACCACCTTCGCGCCATTCAACAGTGCGAAGTGATGGACTTGGCT